GGTATAGGAACTGGAAAAGCAAAAGACTATCCAGGAATGAAAAAAATTATTGAAATGAATAAAAAAGGAAAAAAAAGATTTTCTAAAGGAGGCGAGATGCTTAAAGGCGGACAAAGAAAATTAGATGCAAACAAAGATGGTAAAATATCTGGTGAAGATTTTAAATTAATTAGAAGAGAAAAACCTGAAATGAAACCTATTAAAAGATCTATGGGCAGTACATCGACTGAAGGTAATATCAAACATGGAAAACTTAAATCACAAAAAGAGTTAAAAAAAATAACAGATAGTGATGAATATAAAAAATCTGATTATCAAACAAAAAATAAAATGTTGAATGTAGCAACTCAAAGTAAAGGTGGCGAAATGAAAAGAGGATATGGTGCTGCAAGACAAACTGGTATGGGATTACAAGATGAAAATCTTACACCAGGTAAAACAATGGATTATTATAAAGACTTAATGTAATTAAAGGACATGAATGCCCAGAAAAAAACTAAGAGTACAAAAGTTCTTCAAAGGAGCACAAGCTGATGCAAGAGCTGGTAAAGCTGCTATGTCTCCAAATACATCAGTTACTGGTCAAGTAAGATCACCGCAAGGCCCTGTTGATCCTGGTGTTCCTACAGAGTCTATAAAATCATTTAAGGATAATTTTAAAGCAAGACAAAGAGCTCTTGGATCTGCAAATATTATCCCTGGAGCAACTATATTTAATGCAATTGGTGCTGCTAGAGATACTATCGTTGGAAGAAAAGCAATGAATATGTCTCCTACTATAACTGCAGCTCAAAAATTAAAAACAGTGGGTGCACAAGATAATCAAGCTGTAACTTGTCCTCCAGGTTATATTAATGTTGGTGGTCAATGTGTTAAACAAGCTTCTAAAGGCGGTTCAATTAAATACTATAAGGATTTATTATAATGACTACTTCAGGAACTACAGCATTCGATTTAGATATAGACGAAATTATAGAGGAGTCTTATAACAGATGTGGTGTAAGAACTAATTCTGGAGACGATTTAAAAAGAGCAAGAAGAAATTTAAATATTTTATTTTCAGAATGGGGTAATCGTGGAGTTCATCTTTGGAAAGTTGAATTACAAACACAAGCTTTAACAGCGGGTGTCTCTGCTTACACAGTACCCACTTCTGTTTCAGATGTACTTGAAGCTTATATTTCAACGACTGCGGGGACTACTGCATCTACTAATGATATATCTTTAACTAAAATAGATAGATCAGCTTATGCTGCTTTACCTAATAAAGGAACTACAGGACAACCTTCTCAATATTTTGTTGATAGACAAACTACACCTGTTGTAAATTTATATATTACACCAGACGCAACTACTTATACTCATCTTAAATACTACACAATTAATAGAATTGAAGATGCGGGATCTTTTACTAATCAAGCAGATGTAGCTTATAGATTTATACCTTGTATGATTTCTGGATTAGCCTATTACTTATCTTTTTTAAAAAACCCACAACTTACTTCTGGATTAAAATTAGTTTATGAAGACGAATTACAAAGAGCATTACAAGAAGATGGACAGAGGACTTCTGTTTATATTTCACCACAAAGTTTTTATGGAGATGGAGTATAATGGCAACTAGAGCATCAGGAAAATATGCACAAGCAATATCAGATAGATCTGGACAAGCTTTTCCATATAGAGAAATGGTTAAAGAATGGACAGGTGCTTTAGTTCATAAATCTGAATTTGAACCAAAACATCCACAATTAGATCCAAGAAATCCAGGAGCAGACGGTGTTGCATTAATGAATGCAAGACCACAAGCTTTCACTATATTATCTGGAGGAGGGGGTAGAGCTACAGTGGATTTAACTTTACCAGGAGATTTTGCTTTTAGTTCTAATGGTATGCAACCAGATGATGGATCTGCACAAAATAGAGGAAGACAAGCAACATCTAATATTGGTCAAGTAACTATAGGTATTACATAATGGCTATTAGTTTTTCAGATTTTTTAACACAAGTACGAGATTATACAGAAGTTGATTCTTCAGTTTTAACTGATTTAATTATTCAAGGATTTATAAGAGCGGTTGAGTTAGATATAGCAGGTAAAGTAGATTATGATGATTTAAGAAAATATTCAACATCTAATTTTACTTCAGGTAATAGATACGTAAGTTTACCTGCAGATGCTTTGATTATGAGATCAGTACAAGTCATTAATGGTGGAGATAGAACTTTTTTAGAAAAAAGAGATACTAGTTTTATTTCTGAATTTAATAATAGTGGTGCAACTGGATTACCTAAATACTACGCAAATTGGGACGATTTTAATATTCTTGTGGCTCCAACACCAGATTCTGCTTATCAAATACAGATTAATTTTATTAAAGATCCACCGCAGTTTACGTCAACAAATAATACCTATATTTCAACTTACCAAGAATCGATGTTACTTGATGGAGTTTTAGAGAGAGCTTTTTCTTATCTAAAAGGGCCAATGGATATGTACAATGTTTATAAAGAAAGGTATAATACAGGTATACGAAACTTTGCTACTCAACAAATGGGTAGAAGAAGAAGAGGAGAATACGAAGATGGGGTTCCTAGAATTAAAATAGATTCACCATCACCATAAAATTATAAAAGGAGATTAATATGGCAATAACAACTAACGCAATATGTAATTCTTTTAAGGAAGATACACTTAAAGGTTTACATGATTTTACACCTACAACAGGGGATGTTTTCAAATTAGCATTATACGATTCATCAGCTTCAATCGGTGCTGACACAACTTCATACGCAGCGGGAATCTCTGGACAAGTTCCAGACACAGGCCAGTACGTTGCAGGTGGTGGAGCATTAGTAAATGCTTTGGTATCAGTAAACGGAACAACAGCTTTTGTTGATTTTGATGATTTATCATTTACTGGAGTAACTTTAACCGCAAGAGGTTCTTTAATTTATAATACATCTGAAACAAGTAAAGCAGTAGCAGTGCTAGATTTCGGTGGAGATAAAACAGCAACTAGTGGAACTTTTACAGTACAGTTTCCAGATGCTAATGATACACAAGCTATTATTAGAATATCTTAATTAAAAAGGAGTTAAAATGGCTTTGGTTGTAAATGATAGAATAAAAGAAACCTCTACCACTACTGGTACAGGAACCCTTACACTTGCGGGAGCAGTATCTGGATTTGAAACTTTTTCATCTGCAATTGGAAATACTAACACAACGTATTATTCAATTGTAAACGCAAACGGTGAATTTGAAGTAGGTCTTGGAACCGTTGGTGCGGGAACTTTATCTAGAGATACAATTCTATCATCATCTAATAGTGATGCTGCAGTAGACTTTTCTGCAGGAACTAAAAATGTATTTTGTACATTACCAGCATCCAAAGCCGTTATCCTTGATTCATCAGGAAACATTGTTGCAAACAATGGATCTAACTTAACAAATTTAAACGCAGATAATTTAGCTTCAGGAACAGTGCCTGATGCAAGGTTCCCTGCTACATTACCAGCAGCAGATGGTTCTGCACTAACAGCATTAAACGCAACTAATTTAGCAAGTGGTACAGTACCAGATGCAAGATTTCCAGCAACACTTCCAGCAGCAGACGGTTCAGCTTTAACAGCACTTAATGCTTCAAACGTTGCTTCAGGAACTTTATCATCAGATAGATTACCGACAGTACCGACAACAAAAGGTGGTACAGGTTTAACGGCTATTGGAACTGCAAATCAAGTTATCGCAGTAAACTCAGGAGCAACAGCACTAGAATACCAAACAGTAGATTTAGCAAACCTAAATGCAGATAATTTAACTTCAGGTACAGTACCTGACGCAAGGTTTCCAGCGACACTTCCTGCACTTAACGGAAGTGCATTAACAGATTTAGAAGCAACAAACATAGCAACAGGTTTAGTTCCAACTGCAAGACTTGGAACAGGAACAGCTTCATCTACAACTTTTTTAGCAGGAGACCAAACATACAAAACTATCACTGCAGATATTACAGCAGTTACAGCTGGAGACGGTTTAACAGGTGGTGGATCTTCTGGAGATGTCACACTAAACGTTGGTGCAGGAAATCTAATAGATGTTCAAGCTGATCAAATAGATGTAGATTTATCAGAACTAACTACTTCAACTTCAGACGCTGATGGAGATTTTTTTGCTGTAGTTGATGCAGCAAACGCACAGAAAAAATTAACAAAAGCAAATATTGCTATTTCAGGATTTAATAATGACTCTGGATTTACTACAAACACTGGAACTGTAACTCAAGTTGATGGTGGTAATGGATTAACTGGATCAGTTACAACTTCTGGATCATTAGCCGTTGGTGCAGGCACTGGTATCGATGTAGCTGCAGATGCAATTTCTGTTGATGTATCTGATTTCATGACCAATGGATCAAATAACAGAGTTTTAACTGCAACAGGCACAGATGCTATGAATGCAGAAGCAAACATGACATTTGATGGTTCTACTTTAGATGTTACTGGTGCAATAAGAGCAACGGGAGATGTAACAGCTTTTTATTCTTCTGATAAAAATTTAAAAGAAAATATTTCAAATATAGAAAATTCTT